CTTTCATAACCCGATTTTCAATGGAATTATACACGGCAGTTGCCATAGCTCTCATATCACCAGATACTGATAGTAAGTCAGCATCAGGAGTGATTTTACTGGGATCTGAATCCCATCGGAGAGCCACTTGGCCACCATACGTAAAAGGTATAGAGGTGACCCAGCGCAGATTAAGTTTATTGATCCTAAACTTATCATACGCCTTGGCAAGTTTTGTTATCCACCGTGTATTATCCATAAATACGCCTGTAGAGACGTTCTGAAAACGGAAAACACGTATACCACCACCAGCTGGAATAAGTCCAGCGACAGCTGTACCGTTGAGCTCCAAAGCTATTTCAGTATTGGACACAATTATACGATCTTTCTGGCTGATGAATTGAGGACGTCCAGTTTGCATAGCAATTTGGGGTTGAGCAAATCCCTGAGGATGTACTAAACTCCGAGTAGATGGTACGCTTCTACTCTGTTTCTGACGCTTACTAGCGCTGGGCTTTCTTTGGGGCTTGGGTTGTTGTTTTCTTGAAGGCGCCATGTTTTCGTTTATGATAGCGACAGGCGACGGTGTTCTTACAATCTTCAAGCCTATGTATTTTGCGGGGATTCGACTTTTCTGCACGGTGCTCTGTTTGCTGCAAGGGCAGAGACGATGGTTTTAATTGACCGCTCGATTTTGGTGTGGTCAAGACTGGAGGTGTATCCGCCGTGGGCTGTGAAATGCTTGTGGCGATCACAGGCGGCAGTGAGGGATTGTCGGAGATGTGACTCGACACGTCCAACCCAGTCGTCTCTTGATTTGCACAAATCTCTGAAATTATCGGCACTGAGGGGCATTTTGTTGTCTCTGTTGAAACTGTAGGCACGGGGCCAAGAATATCATGGCCAACTGCAGCCTTGATCCGGTGTCTAATGGTAAAGCCGTTATCAATGATTCCCTCAGGGAGGGACTCAATATCAGTAGCGGCTCTAATAACACCTTCGATCTGGTCTATTTCATCTGCAGTGAGGTTCAACAATAAGCTCATCAGATTCCGTAACAAATCCACATTATCCTGTGGGTACGGGCCTGCACGAACACGAAAATCTTCTTCGTTCGTTGAGTGGTGCCACTCGAATCCTTCCTTTTGTAACAGCTCCATGACCTTGGCACACCACACTCCTATTATGGGGGTGTTCTTATCAGTGACATGGTACCCAAATGCTCTGTTAAACAGGGCTTGTTTAGGAGGTACTGTGTCAGGTGACATAGTCAAGTGAAGCTTAGCCAACGTCCTTTCTGGATCCTGTACGGAATCCAGATGCGTTGCCGGACTTGCATAAATGCGTCCTAGGAAGGGGACCGGGCTACCTTGTTG